TCCTCAAGCACCCAAAACCTTTGATAATCTCTACCACGATAAAGATAATCAATGATTGAAATTGTAATAGAGAGTGTAAAAGAATTAATTGTCTTCATTATCATCCTCATATAAAGGACAAGGTTCTTCAAATAGATGTTCCATTCTAAGTTGTTTGATGCGTTCCCTGAGTCCTTTATAGAACTCTCTCTTTTCGTCTTCCTTCATTTAGTTTTGTAATGTTATTTTTAACCAAGGAAAAATAGGATCTATTACTCCAATGAGTCGAAGGAGACCCTCAGCAAAAAGTGCAAGAACAACCCAACCAACACAAAAACTGATAATTGAAGCATTACGATTATGTTGTCGTATGGCAGCATCAATCATCTCCTGACACTCTTCACGAGTGACATAGTGAACTGGTTTAATTTCATCCATCCTGTGAGACATTCGGTAAATTGTCCATCGGGTCAGGTCTTCCCGAAACTATAGCACAAGCTCTTCTATAATATAAATTGTCCGTATTTCCTGATGATTCTAATGCTTCTTTGACTCTCACCCAATTCTCGTAGGATGTTTTGTCCATGTTTTTTTTAGTTTGAAATACTTACTAGCTATAATAGTTAGTGCCTAGTATTTGTCAACTTTGTTTTGATATCAACAAAGTGATTAAGAAAATATAAAGGAAAGTGAGGGATTCGAACCCTCGGAGACTACTAATCTCTTCAGTTTTCAAGACTGATGCAATCGACCACTCTGCCAACTTTCCAAATTTTATCTAACTTCAAAGTCCAACTTACGAACTTTGCGTTTTCTTCTTTGTTCTTGCCACTGAATATCTTGTTGTGTAAGAACATTCCCATTATCTTTGGGATTAAAAGAGTTTATCATAACAACTTGAGATAAGTCAACCGCAGTAATTCTATCACCACGAATAGTCGTCATGTTTGGACAACCACAAGAAATTGTCTTATTATGATGCCCCTCCAACTCCCTACCACAGGAGCGGCATCTAATTTTTATATTATCCATTGTATTGTTCTAAACTTCTTCAGTTTGAAATTATTTATCTTTTTTAATTCTACATTCCAACATATACTCTACAGTATTAGCAACGTCCTCCATTGCATCACGCAACATTGGTTGTTGACCAGAGTGTTGTTCTAGTTTTGTAATTCCATTCTTGAACTCCTCAGATAGAGTCCAACGCCATTGCTGCATACTCTTAGAATACCAAAGGTTAATCTTCATTAGGTAATCGAGATTCCAATGTATCTAGTCTACCTTGTAATCTGGCAATTTCACGGGTTAACTGCATATGCTCATTTTCCATATCTTCTAGACGATACTGAAGACGTTCCACAAGATCATAGAGAGTTTTACATTCAGCAATGTTTTGTTCTCCCCTATTAGATTCATCGTAGAACCATTCTAACATTTTTTGTACTTTCTTTTTCATAAAAAAAGGGGAACAATAGTTCCCCATTATACGGTTTCTAGTTAATAGTGTCAACGGCAGCAAGTGCTTTCTGTCGAAGAGACTCTGGAAGAGGTACATATCCCAGAGCATCTGATTGCGATTGTGCCTTTTCACTCAACATATAACGAAGAGTTTCCTTTACTCCAGTTTTGGATTCAGGATAAGCAAGAATCCAAGTCAGGGACACAATGGGATAAGCATTGACACCTGCAGGATTTGGATCTGCCCCACGAAGTTTATCGTCTAGAACAATTTTGGCAAGACCTGCAGCAGAAGTTTCTGCGTTTGCTTTTACAAAGTTACCTGCCTTATTCTGAAGAGAAACCTGTTGAAACTTATCACCATTCACATAACCATAGTTCAGGTAACCGATAGCACCAGGTTGATTCTTGATAGTGGCAGCAACACCAGAGTTACCTTTACCACCAACACCAACTGGCCAAGCAACTGCCTTACCAGTTCCTACATTCTTCTTCCACTCAGGAGAGAATGCAGATAAAGAGTTGGTGAAACCTTTGGTAGTACCAGAACCATCAGAACGCCATACAGTGACGATATTCTTATCGGCACATCCAAACTCAGACCAATTAGTGATCTTACCAAGGAAGACATCAGCAAGTTGTGTCTGAGTCATCTTTGCTTCACAACCAGGATAGTTGTAAGCAGGAACAATGGCACCACCAGTCATTGGGACGTGAATCATAGGCAGTTTCTGCTTGGCATCACTCACAGCACCATCACTGGCACCAAAATCAACAGTCTTAGCAGTATATTGTCGGACACCGGCACCACTACCAACTGCTTGATAATTTACTTTGTTTCCAGTTTCTTTGGCAAAAGATGCGAACCATGCATTGTAAAGTGGAGCAGGGAAGGTAGCACCTGCTCCATTTAGTTTAAACGTTTCTGCTTTCTCTGTGGAAGAACCACAGGCAACCATGAGAGGGGTGGCAGCAATAACTGCTGCGAGTGCTTTGAGTTTCATTTATTTCCTATCAGAACTTGTACTTGGTGCCGAGTTCAACTTTCCAGTCACGAGTTTCATCCTCTTGGAAGATGTTCTCATACTTTGCATAAGCAGAGAAACTGTCGGTGATCTTATACTTACTACCAATCTCTAGAGCAGTAAAGGTTTCGTTTTCTCCACCATCGGGAGTAGTGACACCAAAACCACCTTCAACGTAAGGGGTTGCTTTACCCAACTTCCACTCATATCCTACACGTCCTTGATGGACTTGCTTGGAGAAGTCTTCATCAGTTCCTTTGAATTCGTGCTTGGACTCTACGTATGGACCTGCAATTGCGGGAGCGGTAACCGCCAAACCGAGCAGGGCAACTGCGAATGCTTTCATTTGTTCGTTTTGTAAATTGCTTTGTTTACCTGAACATTATAACAGGATGAAGACATCCTGTCTTTAAGAAAAGGTAATCGCAGTATATAGAGTAGGTTAATCTAATTTTAACCATAAAAAAACCTCCCCTTAGGGAGGTCGTTAGGATTATATGATATTGTGATCAGAAAGAGTAAGTCACACCCAATTTACCACCGTATCCACGGTCAATATCAGAGTCACCAGAACCGATGAAGGAAACTTCACCATAGACTCCAAGTGCATCCGTGGCAGCATAGGAGATGCCTGCCTTACCGGAAGGAACGGTGTCAGCATCACCACCATCAGGAGCAACGTAGCTAGCTCCACCCTGAACATACCAAGAAGTAGCATCGCCAAGTTCACCGGCATATCCTACGGCAAAATCAGTAGTAGCACCTTGATAGTCCGTGCCAGTCCAACCGGCATTCGTTTCCACGTTCACGTAGGGACCTGCAAGGGCAGCGCCTGCGGACATAGACAGAGCAGCAGTTGCTGCGAATACAGATTTGATCATTTGTTTAAACCTCGTTTTACTTGCGGAATGTTTACCCGCAGATGAAAAGGGAATCGACATTTCCCTGTTGTTACCTTTTGTCATATTACAACAAAAGGTTAAGTATTTATACTAGGTATAAATTCTGGTTTTCCGAAACCAGAAAGCGGGAGATCGGGTTCGAACCGACGACATTCAGCTTGGAAGGCTGACGTTCTACCACTGAACTACACCCGCAGGTGGTGGGGAAAGTATCCCCAGACACATCCTTCACACGGACTGAAGTATCATATAACAATCATTTTAGATTGTCAAGCCTTCGACAAGATTTGAACTTGCGACCTGAGCTTTACAAAAGCCCTGCTCTACCACTGAGCTACAAAGGCAGACATTACACTTATCCGAATGCTTGCTATGGGGCACTCAACCCAACATTCTGACAGTTTGTAATGGAGTAAGAGAGTAACCAACTCTCAATCACAGTGTGGTTAGCACCGTCGCGGGCGGACTCATCCCCCGTCCCACTCCCCCGGCAGGATTCGAACCTGCGACCAGACGATTAACAGTCGTCGGCTCTACCGCTGAGCTACAGGGGATTAGGCAGGCAAGGAGGGATTCGAACCCCCGACCAACGCATTAGAAGTGCGTGGCTCTATCCAGCTGAGCTACTTGCCCTAGACGGAGAGAGGCGGAGAACAGTTTGTCGTTCCCTCTTATCTATGTCTTGCCTCTCAACTCAGTTATTATAGACCCTCTGGGTCTATACGTCAACCCTCTTCTGCCGGTGCTTCTGATTCTTCAGTGACTTCTGGTTCTGGTAATGTAACTCCGACTGCTTCCAGATACTCAATAGCACCTTGTGTTTTAAACATTAATTCTTTAGTTCTTGAAGATTGTGTTCCAAGATTTTCCAAATCTAATGCAAGTTTATTTCTTTGCTCAATCAATTGTGTTAAATGATTTTGTTGTTCTTCCATTTCAGATCAAATATATTTCACTTTATTTATAGAAGTTAAAATGATAAATATTTGCGAAACAATTGCATCGAAAAATGAAAAAATCTCTGCTTTTCTTGGGCATGATGTTTTTGATAGCACCCGCAGCAAATGCGGATATAACTAGTAGACTCTCTTCAAGTGTCCAATTAACCGTTGATGCAGCAGCATCACAGGCAACAAGAATTGGAAGCACCTATTCAGTTTCTGGAAATAATATTTCAGCAACTATAGGTGGTCTAACTGCACCAGCAAGTGCGACTGCAGCAGCAACATTAAATTCTGGAACATACTCACAAACCAACGATGGAGAAGCATTTACCTTCACAGAAGCATTCACACAAGGTGATGCGGTAAATGTAATTAACTCTGGCACGGACGTTTCTTCAGGTGTTGTTGGTTCTCTCCCAGCATACGGTATCGTAACGACGACTGCTGGCGGTGTTGCTGGTGCTTTAGCTGGAGAAGTGGATAGTGCAGGAACATTAAGCATAACCGCTGGCGGAGCTGGAACAAGTGCAACAGGACAATTCGTATCCGAAGTAACTGTCAAATAAATGAAAGAATCTATTGGATTGGGTTTAATTTTAGGAATTATACATGGACTGCTTCAATCTGCTGGGGCAGTCCCAGTTGTACCGAACTTTACCCAGGGTTCGCAGACATCAACTACTGAAACAAAATCTAAAGTTACAGAGTCAATAAATTCTATAAATTATAATACAGGATATCAATATAGTGTGACTGGAACCAATATTCAAATGAATGGTTCAAGCATAACACCAGATGTTACATCAACACCAAATACTATAGATGGAGTGACTTCATCATGGACAAATTTAAATCTGAGCAACAAACCGAACTGGACAATCACAAATCCAGGAGCAGCTTTTCAGTTCACAGAAACTTATCAAGGTCCGGGTTTAAGCAATCAGACCATTATAAACAGAACAACAGAGGTAGAAAGTCTAACAACTACCACAAGTATCTTTACACAGTAATTGCACTATTATTTGCATCACCAGTTAATGCAGAAACTGTTGGTGGAGTATCAGCAACAGCATCGCCAGTGGCAAATAGTTCTGGCTCGGTGACCAACCAGGCAATCCAGGTTTTACAAGGCCCATATATCACTAACACTTATGGGGGAGGTATTCAGTGTCAGGGTCCTACTCTGAATTTTTCTCCATTCATAACAGGAGCAATATCCGCTCAAAGACCATTTGAAGGATCTTTTGATGATCCCGTATTTGATTTAAGAGATCTAGATGAGGACGGCTCTTTAGATAATCCTGGCGATGTATTATATACAGTTCCGGTAAGAACAGGACAGAAAGATAATTACAATTTAAGTTTAGGATTTTCTGCAACTTGGTCTAGACCACTAGATAAATCTCTACAAAATCAATGTAAAGAAGCAGCAGCTGCTAATATTGATTTAATGAAGCAGCAAGCAGCAAATAAAAGATTAGATTTTGAAATTGCAAGATTAAAAAATTGTGGTCAATTAAAAAAGGACGGAATTTATTTCCATCCCAAGAGCCCTTATTATTCAATTTGTGCGGATGTAATCGTAACAAATCCTGGTGGAGTCATTCCTCCTCATAGACATACAATTCCAGCACCAATATCAAAAGATGCTATGGATCTTGGTGGTCCCCTATCAACGACCTCTCAACTTCCTTAATGCTCTGATACCTTCATTCCTCTCCCTCTGCCACTCTCTCCTTTCTGCAACACTCCAAATTTCTTGATGTTTACCAAAACGACTAGATATTTTTTTAATTAATTTCTTCGTTACCGGTTTAATAAGTTTTAAAAGTAAATTTGCTAGTGGTCTTGCAATTAATGCACTAGTTGCTGCTGCAGCTGCAATAACAGTGGTTGATACAACTGCTTCTGCTGGTGGCAAATATTCAATAATATCAAATGATTCTTCCTCAAGAATAACTTCCTTTTCTTCGGTCGTTACTTGAGGAATTTGTATTTGAGGTTTAGGTATTACTGGTTGAACCTCAGGAACCTCAAAATTATTCTTTGGAGGTTTAACCGGAGGTAAATTTGATTTAGGTGAAATTAAATAATCTTCAGGTGTAAATTCTATAGGATTATATGAAGGAACTGTTCCATCACAAAGAGTAACTGTTCCGTTAGGATCATCTTCAAGTAGAGAAGTATTTTTTGGATTGTTTTCTCTATTAGATTCTACACACCCAGGAAGATTAACAATAGGAAACCCTAACTGCACCGTTACTGGAGGTGCAATAGGTATTGACTGTGATTCTTGTGTTACATAATTCGGAATCTCAGGTATGGATAATTGACGTATTTCAATATTTTTTATTTCCATTAATCATGCTTAAATAATCCTGCAATTCCACTAAACAAGTGGTAGAAAATTACATACAAGAAAAATTTATTTTCATTATCATTCTTGCGTGACTTTCTTTTTCTCAAGTTTGATACAGCCATCTTAATATATCATACTAATTATATTTAACAATTCTCATTTTATTTTCAGAAAGGAATTGCACCACCTGTTACATTTGGTACATTTTGTTTTGATTCTGGAACAATATCTCCAGTCGTATTAGGCAATTCTGGCAATGCTAAATCAATCATTCCA